ACAGCATTGCGCTATCTAGCCAACGATCACCCGGCCCAATTGAGTTAGCGCGCTGCATGGTTTGGGCAGCAGCTTTAACCAGCCGCCCCACGTCATCTGGCAAACCTATGCTTGTGGTTTCTAACGGCTAACATCACATTGGCATCGGCTCGATGGCTTGCTTATCGTCGGGATACCGCATCGCATACCGGGCCGATGCCACCACAAATGACACCGACTGTGGCACACTCATAGCATGGCATTTTTTAACAAAGTAACTAAAGCCGCTATTAGCCCACCAGCAGGCAAGGCCGCTGCAGCCGGCACAGGTTACACAGGGCCATATGCGCCGTCAGCCAACAACGGTGGCGCTGCAATGGTTGGCGTTTATTACAACTACACAGAGGGCGAAGCACGCAACGCGGCTATGTCTGTGCCAACTGTTAGCCGTGCGCGCGATCTGATCGCATCGGTTATTGGCTGTATGCCATTGCGCGCTTATTCGGAAATGTGGAACGGCGAAACAATGGAAAAAGTGCCACAAGCGCCACGCACTTGGCTACGCCGTATTGACCCAACTGTGCCTAACAATTTTATTATGTCATGGACTTTTGACGATCTGTTTTTTTATGGGCGCGCATTTTGGTATGTCACGTCACGCAGTAAAACTGATGGTTACCCTGCATCGTTTACACGTTTGCCAGCGTCAATGGTGCAAACATTAGACCAGTCTGGCCCTGTGTGGTTTGCGCCGTCTAAGCAAATTATTTTTAGTGGTGGCGAGTTAGACCCAAACGATGTGGTGCAGTTTCTGTCACCTATTCAGGGCATCACGTCTATGTCAACACAGTCTGTTGCCACCGCGCTAAAACTTGAGGCTGCACGGTTTCGCAACGCATCAAGCGCTATTCCAGCCGGCATTCTTAAGCAGACTGGTGGCGAACCGCTTAACGCGCAAGAGTTGGCAGACCTTGCGTCAGCGTTTAATTCAGCGCGCATGACTAACCAGACGGCGGCTTTAAACGAGTATTTGTCTTATACGGAAACGAGCACTTCACCGGACAAGATGTTGCTTATCGACTCTGCAGAGTTTCAGGCAATGGAAATGGCGCGCTTGTGCAACGTGCCACCATATTTAGTGGGTGTGTCTGTAGGCAGTTATTCCTACCAGTCAAGCAGTGAAAGCCGCGCCGATCTGTGGACATTTGGCGCGCGCGCTTACGCCGATTGCATAGCCGGCACACTTAGCCAAAACAATGTTTTGCCTAATGGCACATACGTTGACTTCGATGTAGAAAGTTATCTCATGGGCGATTACAGCGAGCACAACGACATGGCGCAACCAAACAACAACGAAAGTGTAGTATCACCAACATGATCAAACTTATTGCATCACAGGTCACAATTGACGCTGCAGCTGGTGAGGCTGGCCGCCGTGAGATTACAGGTATTGCCGTACCGTATGGTGTTGCCGCAACGGTTGCTGATGGCACGTCAGTGATCTTTGAGCAGGGCAGCCTGCCAGTTGACGGCAAAGCACCTCGTCTTTATCTCAATCACCAATCTGATAACGCCATTGGCATTGTTACTGAGCGCGTTGACACGCCAGAGGGAATGTTGTTTACGGCCAAGATCAGCAAAACACAGGCTGGCGATGAGGCTTTAATCCTTGCTATGGATGGCGTTTTAGACAGTGTGTCGGTAGGCGTAAACCCGATCAAGTACACCACCGCTAAAGACGGCACAGTGACTGTGACCGCCGCCGATTGGATTGAGTTAAGCCTTGTGCCAGTACCAGCGTTTGCAGGTGCGATCATCACCGACATTGCAGCGAGTATCCCACAAGACGAGCCAGAAATAAGTACTATAGAAACAGAACCTACACAGGAGACAGAACCCATGAGCGAAGCAACCATCCCAGCAGTCGAGGCAACCATCCCAACTGCACCAATTTTTGCACAAGCAAAACGCAAGTTTGCTATGCCATCGGCAGGCGAATACTTGGCAGCAATGCACGCAGGCGGAGACACATTCCACAACGTCAACGCTGCATACAAAGAAGCCGTGCGCGATCAGCAAACAGCATTGCAAGCCGCAGCTGGTGACATCCTCACCACCGATACACCGGGTCTTTTGCCAGTGCCGGTACTTGGGCCAGTGTTTCAAGACCTCAACTTTGTGCGACCAGTTGTTACCGCGTTTGGTGCACGCTCAATGCCAAACACACCTAGCAAAACTTTTGTTAGGCCAACAATTACCACGCACACAAGTGCCGCAACACAAACCGAAGGCTCTGCAGTTAGCGCAACCACAATGGTGATTGCATCAAACACTGTTACAAAGTCAACGGTTGCTGGTCAAGTCACAATGACAATGCAAGACATGGACTTTACTGATCCAGCGTCAATGAACATTGTGCTCAATGACCTTGCAGGCGAGTACCTGATTAAGACCGATGACATTGCAGCCGATGCACTTGTTGCAGGTAAGACAGCATCAGGCTCAACATGGACAGTCACCGCTGGTGACCCAACATCGTTAATCAACTCTTTGTATGACGCAGCACGCGAAATTACAGAGGACAGCAACTACTTCCCAACACACTTGTGCGTGTCACCAGACGTGTGGGAAAAGTTAGGTGCACAGTTGGATTCAAGCAAGCGCCCAGTTTTGGGTTACACCACAAACGGTGTGCTTGGACAAAACGCGTTGGGTCGAGTAGGCGGAATGGGTTACAGCGACATGGATGTAATGGGCCTCAAGCTTGTTGTTGATAACAACTTTGCAAGCGGCACAATGCTTGTTGTTTACGCACCGGGCTTTGAGATTTACGAAGCACAACAAGGTGTTTTGTCAATCGCTAACCCATCCACATTGAGCCGCACGTTCTCTTACTACGGTTACTTTTCAACATTTGTTGCCAAGTCATCGTTCATTCAGGGCATCGTAATCGCTTAGTCTGTAGCGGACTTAGACCGCTATGGCCACATACAACACCGCTACAAAACAACTCATTAGCAACTACGCGTGCATTAGCACGTTAGAGCCAACTGACATTGTTGTTGGGCAATCCATTACTGTTGCCTCTATTGGCGCACCGTTTAACGGCACGTTTACTGTGCTGGCGTTGCCACAGTACGAGTACACAGGACTTGACGCAACCACTGGCGAGTTTCTTTACAACGAGGATGTAGCACGGCCTAACCAGATCATCTACGCCGCTACAGGTAGCAATGTTGAGTACGCAGCGTTTTATGCCGGCACTGTGGTGTACACGCAGTCATGCACATGGATTACAACGGCAGATTTGATCACATACTTGGGCGTAACGATCACGAACCCATCAGACGATTACACGCTTGCGGTACAGGCGCGCAACGCTGGCAACGATTTTTGTTATCGCCGTAGGCAAGAGTCAGGCTATTTTGACAGCCTTACCACCTCACCGGGTCACGATGCCACGCTAGGGACTTTGATGTATGCGGCAGCGTTGTGGCGTAGTCGAGGCAGCATAGAGACTGCGTATGCAGCGTTTGACACAATGGGCACACCAACGCAACAGTCATTAACACCGATCGTTAAGCAATTGTTGGGTATCCCCCGACCAGCGGTTGCCTAATGCCTGCACCGTACACAGACTTACTAAACGAGGCCATAGACGATGTAGCAGCCACGCTGACAGCCGTAAGTGGTCTGCGCGTAGTTACTGACCCCACAAAACTTGTGCCCAATTGCGTGTTTCTACTTGCGCCAAGTTTTACGACATACGCAGGTAACGGCAACATTGTGACTATGGATTTCCCGCTTAAAGTTGTTGGCTCTGGGCCTGCAGGGTTGCCAGTGTTGCGCGAGATTTTAAGCATTGTTGCGTTAGTGCTGGCATCGGCTGTAATCGTGTTAGACGGCAGACCCGGCTCAATTGACATTGGTGGCGCATCGTTTCCGTGCTATGACTTGACAATAAAGGTGCAGGCACAGACCGCATGATCTACACAATTGCATCTACCAAACTTGGCATTATCGGTGACCCCTACGTGCCAGCTGACGGCATCAACGTGGCAGCGCTCTTGTCTGGCGGTTTCATTGTTGAGCAATCCACACCTAAACCTAAAAAACCTGCTAAAACTAATACAGAACCCAACGAGGAGATTTAACGCACATGCCTACCAGCACCTACCTATCTAACCCAGTAGTCACGGTTAATGCCGTTGACCTCACAGACCAGACCAGCGCGTCAACCCTGACTCGCGTGATCGAGGCATTGGAAAGCACATCGTTTGGCAAGACCGCACGCGTCTATGTTGGCGGCCTAGAAAACAGCACATTGACTTTGACGATGTACAACAGTTTTGCTGCCACAGAGACTTACGCAACATTGGCTGCACTTGTAGGCACATCCACAACGGTGACGATCAAACCAACCAGCGCGGCAACCAGTGCAACAAACCCAATCTCAACCTTGACAGGCTGCTACCTAGAAACCTTGCCAATTGTTAACGCCACACTAGGCGCGCTAGACACAATTGACATTACGTTCACTGGTGGCGTTTACTCAGTCGCAACTTCTTAAAAACAGCCGGCAACGGCCCGACACGAAAGCAGGCACATGAAAGTCAAATTAGAATTAGACCTACAAGACGGTCGCGGCACACGCACCATGACCACAAATATGTTTGTGGTATGTGAATGGGAAAAACTAGAAAACCGCAAGGTTTCTGATGGCAAAGGTATCGGTTACAGCGACATCGCTTGCTGGGCATATCACCTCTGCAAGCTGGCTGGTGACACTGTGCCGGACACGTGGCGCGAATGGGTTAAACAGCATCCCAACATGGACTTGACATCAGTTGATGAGACAAACCCAAACCCTACAGCGTTGGCACTTACCGAAGACAACTAGCAGAAATGCTGGTAGCAGTAGGATGGTGGCCAACGCACATCGAGTTTGACACACGCGACCTCACTACGGTGATTAGTGTTATAGAAAAGAACAACAAGAACAGGTGAGTTTCTATGACAGTCAACACGACAATTCAGGTGGCTGGCGTAAAAGAAACTATTAACGCACTCAAAAAGATTGACCCACAACTGCAAAAAGACTTTAGAACAAAAGCCAATGAGATTGCACAGCCAGCAATTAACGCTGCAAAAGACGTGTACACGCAAGTGCCGTTGTCTGGTATGGCGTACAAGTGGTCTAGTCGAGGCCGTCAACTATTCCCGTTTAGCGTGGCTAAAGCCAAAAGCGGTGTGAAATTACGCATTGACACACGGCGCAACGCTGTAGGCGTAATCCTGATTGAGCAAAAAGACCCAGCGACAGCAATCTTTGACACTGCTGGCCGCGCTAACGCAAACCGCTTAGGCGATCAGTTAGGTTTTGTTGGCGCAGGTCGCACACGTTTGATTGGGCCTGCCGTGTATAAAGCGCGGCGAGGTATTGAGGCTGAGATGGAAAAGATGATTTTAGATACGGCGCGCACAGTTAGGCAGGCAATGTAATGCTGTCTATTCCGATCATCTCAGAGTTTGACGGCAAAGGCATTGACAAAGCCATTAAGCAATTTAAGCAACTAGAAACCGTAGGCGAAAAAGCACAGTTTGCTATTAAAAAGGCTGCCGTACCTGCTGCTGCTGCGCTTGGTGCAGTCACTGCGGCTCTTGGTGCTGCGGTGGCTGCAGCTGCAGAGGATGAAGCACAAGCGGCAAACCTTGCGTTGACATTAAACAACGTCACTGGCGCAACAGAGAAACAGGTCAAAGCAACTGAGGACATGATTAGCGCTATGTCAAGGGCTACCGGCACAGCTGACAGCGAGTTACGCCCAGCGCTGGCAGTACTTGTGACTGGCACAAAAGACATTGCAACAGCAACAGAGGCATTGTCATTGGCGCAAGATATTGCTATTGGGTCTAACAAGTCACTTGCTGAGGTTTCTGATGCGCTAGCAAAAGCGTATGGTGGCAACATGAAAGGCCTACAAGCCTTGTCACCAGAGATTAAAGCCATGATCAAAGACGGCGCGACACTCGATGAGGTGATGAATGTCTTAGGCGGCACGTTTGGTGGTGCAGCCGCAACCGCAGCAGATACCGCTGCAGGTCGTTTTAAGATACTAAAAAACTCGTTAGACGAAACTAAAGAGTCAATCGGCGCGGCTTTGTTGCCAGCCGTGGAAAAGGTGTTGCCGTTTTTGCAAAAGTTTGCAGATTGGGCACAAAAAAACCCTGATGCATTTATAACTATTGCTGGCACAATTTCAACGGTCGCATTAGCAATTATGGCAGTTAACTTTGCAATGGCAGCAAACCCATTTACTTTAATTGCAACAGGCATTGCAGTTGTTGTAACTGGTCTAGCAATTGCTTACACAAAGTTTGAGGGTTTCCGTAACATTGTTAATAATGTTTTTAATGGAATTATGGCAACTATGGAAGTGTTTGTAAACGCTTTTAACACAGTGTTAAACAGCATTATTTCTGCATACAACTTGGTTAACCCGTTTAACGACATTCCACTTTTGTCAACTAACGTCAATTTGCCACGCGCAAGTGGCAGTAGTAGTGCAGCGGCCGTTGGGTCTGGTGCAGCGCGTGAGGGCGGTGTAGGTCAAGTGTTGGCAAGTATGCCGTCTATGCCTAGCCCGTCAGCACCATTGGCTTTAGCACCATCGTCTAGTGGCGGTGGCGGTGGCATTTCTAAAGGCAGTCAAGGGCCCGGCTATAAAGCAGGTGCAAGCGGCAACAAGTTTGGCGGTGGCGTTGACGTGCAAGGCGGTTTCAGCATTAACATTTTTGGTGGCATTTCTACCAGCGCAGAAATTGGCAAGTCTGTTGTTGACGCAATAGCCCAATACCAACAGGTTTACGGCCCAGTCAATTTTGCAACGATCTGATCATGCCCGGCTCAACTGTAATTACTGGTGGCACATACCTTTTAGAGTTGTCTAGCGGTTATGACGGTGAAGCATTTTATTTAGACCAGTCACAGTTAAACGGCCCTGACGTACTTGACGGTGACGGCGAGGACTACAACGACATTACTAACGTGGTGCAAAACATCACTATTAATCGAGGCCGCCACAAACCGTTAGACGTATTTGGGCCCGGCACAATGTCTGTGTCAATCAGCGTGCCAGTAGGCAACCGTGACTATGACCCGTTAAACACATCTAGCGTTTATTACAACACGTTGACAGATCAACCGGGTCTAGCGCCATTGCGCCCAATCAGGCTAAGCCGTAACGGTGAGTACCTTTTTACAGGCGTAGTGACTACGTTTAACCAGACTTACAACATGGCTGGAATGACCACTTACAGCATTTTTGCTGCCGATAACACTTATGTGCTTTCGCAAGGCTTTTTACCTGAAACCGCCACTACCAGCCAAACCTCATCAGCGCGCATTACAGCCGTTTTAAGCGCTGCAACCTACACGGGCGCTACATCCCTTACCGCTAGCCCTGTAGCCACGCTAGGCGCTTACACCATCCCTAGTGGCACAAACGTAAACGCTTACATAAACCGCATACAACAGGCTGAACAGGGCCGCATATTCTGTAGTCGAGCAAACGTGCTGACCGCCCAACCGCGCATTGGCACAACCCTTGAGCCGGCTACAGCCACATTTAACGACACTGGCACAGCCACACCGTATGACGCAGTGTTTGTAGAGTTTGACCAGCAATCAGTTGTAAACAATGCCGACATAACGATTGAGTCTGGCGGCACATTACAAAACGCCAACAACCCTGCCTCAATTGCACAATACTTTACGCAAACTGAGGCAATTACAGACAGCCTGCTCTCAAGCAACGCGCAAGCTGCCACACTGGCTAGTTACTTGCTTTATCCAATTCCGCGCCCACGTTTTACCAGTGTGTCAACCACATTTGCCAGCCTTACCGATGCCCAAAAAACGGCGTTAGCGCCTATAGAAATTGGTCAAACTGTGTCAATTACTAAAACGTTTGCATCTGGCACACCGTTAAGCGTCAACCAAGACCTATCGGTAGAGGGCATAGATCACGTCATTGACATGAACACAGGCCACCGCATGACCTTGTGGACATCGCCAACAGTCATCCTTGATCAGTTCATACTTGATGACATTACGTTTGGTGTGCTATCTACCACGAACGCGCTCGGTTAAGGTAAAGTCTAATTATGGGAGCAAACGCGCAAACCTCAGTACCACTATTTGTGGCAAACAGTGTGCTTACTGCAGCACAACAAAACATTAGTGCGGCAACTGGCGTGCCAGTTTTTGCTACAACTGTTACTCGAGATGCAGCGTTTGGTGGCAGTAACAAAGCATTGGCAGAGGGCCAGCTTTGTTACCTTGAATCTACGAATGTCGTGCAGCAATATAACGGTACGGCATGGGAAACTGTCGGGCCCGGCGCAAGCAAAATTGCCCAAGTAGTTGTTGCACAAACAAACACATCTTTTTCTACAAGTTCAGGCACATATGTTGATGTCACTGGCTTGTCAGCAACTATTACGCCTACAACAAATACCAGCAAAATACTTGTAATGTTTACGGCAAATGTAAGCGCAAACTCGTCAAACATGATTATTAGTTGTCAACTTGACCGAAACGGTACAGCAATTCCAGGTGGCGGCGGCTTCATTTCCCTAACAAACGCAATGTTTGTTGCTGCTAATGCTTTTGAAATAAACGCAATGGCAATAAATTATCAAGACAGCCCTGCTTCTACATCTGCTTTAACTTACAAAATACAAACCTACACAAACGGCGGAACTATCTATTTTTTCCGAAGGTCAGACACAACAACAGTTTCCAGTTTTGGTTCATTAGTTTTAATTGAGGTATTAGCATGATTGACTACGCGCTTATTTTGACAAACAAATATTCTGGTAAACAGTGGTCTTTAACAGGCGATTTATATGAAGGTCTTGATTGGTTAGATAGCACACCAAAACCGACACAAGCCGAACTAGACGCACAATGGCCAACAGTTGACTACGAAAATAAATATGCACAAGTAGAAACAACACGCCGCACACAATACGAAGCACAATCAGACGGTCTATTTTTTGAATGGCAACGCGGCACAAACACCCAAGCCGCATGGGAAGCCGCAGTGCAAGCAGTTAAAGATGCGAACCCGTACCCGCCTAATCCTGCTGGCTAGTGTCGTGCTCGCATTTGTCCTGACCGCCTGCGAAACAACACGAACCAACGCCCCACTCAAAGTACGAAACACCGCTCTGACACGTTGCTCGACTATTCAACAATGCGAAAGAGTAGCCAATGACTAAACAACCTGCAGAAATAGAACACTTACACGCGCGCATGATCGTCTTTGTTGGCTGCACAATCGCAGTCACCTTTGCACTTACCGTTATAGGTTTTGTTTACGGCCTGCTATTTGTGACACAGCCGCTAGAGCAATCACCAAATGATGCACAATTTATTGATCTGCTGTCAACGCTTACAGTGTTTATGACTGGCACGTTGTCTGGTCTAGTTGCTGCTAACGGATTAAAACGAAAGCCTGCTGATGGCAATACTGCCAGCCAACCCTAAAGTCATTGGGTCTAAGCCGTACACAGGCAACAGTGACGGTGCATCTGCAGGCGAACGTGCTGGCATGGATGAATGGATACGGCAAGCCATTAAGCACGGCGGCGGCGCGTTTTGGAATAACGGCAGTTGGGGTGTGCGCGATATGCGCGGCTCAACAAACTTAAGTGTGCACGCCACTGGTCGAGCAGTTGACTTGTCTTACAGGCCGTCAGAAAAACAGCCAACAGCCAACCGTAAAGGCACAATGGACTTTTTTAACATTGTCACTGCTAACGCAAACGAGTTAGGTCTTGAGTGCATTCTTGACTACCTACTCAAACCATACGGTCGAGGCTGGCGGTGCGATCGTCAAGCGTGGTCAAAGTATTCCAAGCCAACAATCCACGGTGCGCCGGGTGGCGATTGGTTACACATTGAGATAAACCCACAGATGGCAGACGCTCCAAACCTTGTAAAACAAGCGTTTCAGAGGGTATTCACCGAATTGCCACAGTAGTGCCCTATGGTGGAAACACCGGCGATAAGGGAGATGCAATATGGCAGATGCCAAAACATACGTTTATGAGGTTTACACCACAAGACTTGACACAGAGCAAATGGTGTTAATACAAATCTTTCGTGACCCTGAAACAGACAAAGTGCTACACGCGCAATTGGCGTTTAAGAGCGCTGTCGGTGACAGTTGGGGCACGCCTTACCAATTGGAGAAAAAATGAGTTACTTAGCCATCAAAATAGGTGCATGGGCAATTAGTGGTTTAGCGGCGTTTACGTTGCTTTGGGGGGCTAGTAAGCCGCCTGAGAGGCAACTACAGCCGGGTGAGCAGATCACCACAACCCTGATCAGCATTGTGCCTACGTTGCCAGAAACAACTACAACCACAACTGAAGCGACTAAAGGCTGTGCACAATACGTCGCTGACGCAATTACGGCAGGCTGGCCAGCAGACCAAGCACCCATGCTTGCGCGCGTGATGTTTAGAGAGTCAAGGTGCACACCAACCGCCTACAACGGCAAAGACATGGCAGGCGGTTCATACGGGCTAATGCAGATCAATGGCCAACATAAAGAGTGGCTAATTAAGCAAGGTTTCATAACCAGCCTTGACGATCTATTTGTGCCGTCAGTCAATCTCAAAGTCTCAGCACACCTCTACAGTATTGTGGGCTGGTCAGCGTGGGCAAGTACACATGGCTGATATTCCATATCCCGAAACTGGCATAAGCCAAGAAACTAGAGACAAAATGTATCCCGAAACCTACAGCGACAAATACAACAAAGTATTTAAAACGTTTATTGATGACATCTTTAGACCAAACCACGTTCCAAAACCTGACGAGCCTGACCACTCAATTTTAATTGACGAATTAGAGCTGCTGCATGAAGCACACTTAACGGTCGGTGGCCAGCAAAATAGGTTTAATGCCGCAGTTATTAGAAGCGCCATAAATGTTATACGCGCCCTGTAAAGCGTGCGGTCTTACAATGCACGGCACTCGATACCGGCACAACCCCGAAAAAGTCTTATGGTTGCACCCCAGCCTAAAAGCGTGTAGTAAGGTCAAACCAATATTCCCGACTAAGAGAAAGAACCCGACATGAGTGATCAACTAGAAATGTTTACAACCACACTGGGATTGGCTGGAGAACGCACGCAAGTTGCGTTAAACCATCCAAGTGTTGCCATTGCGCGCAACGCACCAGACACGTCACGCGAGGCAGGCGAAGCAGCCAAACCACACGCAGGCAAACAACGCGAGTTAGTGCACTTTTGGATTAAATGGTCTGCGCGCACAGAGGCTAAAGGCATGACCGCAGACGAAATAAGTGTGCTACTAGAACTACCTGCACAATCTGTGTCAGCGCGCATAAACGGTCTGCATCGAGACGCGTACATTGTTGACAGTGGCATTAGGCGCAAAACACGGTACGGCCGTAACGCCATAGTTTGGGTGGCTTGCTAATGGCACACTTTGACCTAAGCCTTTATGAGACAGTTGCACAACGCTTAATGCGATGGTGGACAGAATACCCAGACGGCCGCATCATCACATCAATCCACCACTATGACGGCTCAACAATTATTATGCGCGCAGAGTGTTACAACAACGATGACCGACTTATTGCCACAGGCTATGCAGAGGAGGTATTTGGCAACAGTCCAGTCAACAAAACCTCGTTTCTAGAGAATTGCGAAACCAGCGCAATTGGGCGTGCGATCAGTAACAGCCGTATTGGGCACACAGGCGAGCGCGCATCATCCACAGAAATGGAAAAGGTTAACCGCATCAACCGCGCACCGGCTAAACCAGACAGTCACGGCAGCGCTACACCTAAGCAGATTGGGTTTCTTAAGTCGCTTGCGCGTGGTAAAGGCTGGGATGATCTGCAGCTGCTCGAATACATCCACCGCTTACTACAGGTTGATGATTGTGTAGTTGAGACACTTACCGCTGGGCAATGTTCAGCCGTCATAGATGGGCTAAAAAAATGAGAAACCCTAACGATGAGTACGACCGCTTACACGATCACATGACAGCGATTGCGCGCGAGCGTGACAACTCAAACCAAATTATTAAAATGCTGAAAAAACAATTAGAGGAATTAGAGGATGAGCTTGTGTTGGCGCATGAGGCATTAGCGCGCAGGTATACAAGACCATGAGCCGGCACGTTTGGCTGGCATTGGCTTTAACAGTGTTATGCGCTGCGCTTATGGTGCGATCTGATAAAAAGTAAGACCTACACAATCGGCTAGTAACCGGATACCTAAGCCTGTCGCAGGGCGGTTGGATGATCTGCGGTAACGCAGTTAGACCAGCGCGCACAAAACCTGCTACACGAAAGGCTAAATGCAAAGCGTTGGGGCGAGTCATAAACATAATTGACTGATGTGCAAGGTAATCGGATTGAGGCAGCCCGATGGGTAGAGCATCATCACTCTGTCTCGACTCACACATACAGTTGACATACACTTAACAAACCGACACAAAGGACAAGCCCGATATGCAACGTCAACAACAGCAAACGAGAGCAAGCCGCTTGCGGCGCGGTAGCAATGGGTAAAGAACACAGCAACCCTGAGTACAAACGCAACCGGGCCATAATCCTGCAAGGCAAGCCAACGTGCAATTACTGCGACAAACCAGCAGACACCGTTGACCACATCGTTGCGTTAATGAACGGTGGCGATCACGGCTTAGACAATCTGCAACCATGCTGCGCGCAATGCAATAACCGCAAAGGTCACAGAGAGGTTGCACAACGCAACCGATCAGTAAGCCACGCAAGAGCAGAAGCAATGCGAAATCATGCGACACCGATGCCAAAAGCAAAAGAGTTTTTTTATGAGAAACAAAACATCACCCCGACCCAAGTCTTGTCTATCCCAACTGGCCCTAACCAGCCCCAACTGGCAGCGATCGGTCACGCACGGCCACGATTAGAAACATCGAGACCAGATCATGTAGGTTCGTTCGCGCCGCAAGTTAGGGAATGGGCCAGCGAGCATCTAAATGTGCAGTTGATGGATTGGCAGTACACCGCGCTTGATGGTCAGCTGCTTTACGATAAAAACTTTGAGTTAGTTAACCGTGTAAGCCTTGTTTCTACGGCGCGCCAGTGCGGTAAGACCACTGCGCTAACAGCTCTGATCGGTTGGTGGCTGACAGAGATGCCTAAGATACGCGGCAAAAAACAGACCGTGCTATCTACCGCGCACCGGCTCGATCTGGCAGTAATGCTTTTTGACGAATTGTCACCGATCTTAGAGTCACGTTTTAACGCAACCCTAATGAAATCATACGGGCGTAACAGAGTAACAATGCCAGACGGCTCAACTTGGCTGGTGCGCGCTGCCAACAATTCTGTGGGTCACGGCACTAGCCCATCGCTGGTAGTGGCCGATGAAATGTGGGATATTTCGCGCGAAGTCATAGACGGCGGACTCTTGCCGGCTCAACGTGCACAAGTTTCACCGCTTTTGTCTATGTGGTCAACCGCTGGCACAGAGGCATCAACGGCAATGTTGCGTTGGCGTGAGCAAGGTTTGCGCGCCATTGACACAGGCAAAAACGCATCGTTTTATTTCGCCGAGTGGAGTCCGCCACCAGACATAAACCCGATGACACCAGAGGCATGGGTCTACGGCAACCCTGCTTTGGGCATAACTCTTACGCCTGAAACATTGCTGGCAGAGTCTGAAAACCCTGATCGAGCAGCCTTTTTGCGCGCCAGTTGCAACCTATGGGTTGCGTCAGATAAGTCATGGATACAGCCGGGTCAATGGCCTGCCCTGCAGTATGACGGCGAGATACCTGACGGCGGCACGGTAGCCATAGAGACCAGCCTTGATGACACACGCTATTTTGCGGTGCGTTGCGTGGCTTTACCTGATCGGCGTACTGTGGCAACAGTCGAGTTTGTTGCAGACACTTTTAGCGAAATGTTGAGCCATGTTGAGCGCCTATGCGCCAACCCACAGATCAAGTTTGCAATCACGCCAACGGTAGATAATCACTGGCCGTTATCGCTAGAGCGCCGCCGTGTTGTGGTGGGCTACGGCGAAATACTCAAGTTTACGCCATCAGTCAAAAACATGATTAACGAAAAGTTGCTATGGCATGACGGCAGCAACCAACTTGCCGAACACGTCAGCCGCGCCGTAGCAGTCAGATCACAAAACAGCATTGCGCTATCTAGCCAACGATCACCCGGCCCAATTGAGTTAGCGCGCTGCATGGTCTGGGCAGCAGCTTTAACCAGCAGACCCACGTCATCAGGCAAACCTATGCTCGTGGTTTCTAACGGCTAACATCACATTGGCATCGGCTCGATGGCTTGCTTATCGTCGGGATACCGCATCGCATACCGGGCCGATGCCACCACAAACCGCACGGACTGTGGCACACTCATAGCATGGCATTTTTTAACAAAGTAACTAAAGCCGCTATTAGCCCACCAGCAGGCAAGGCCGCTGCAGCCGGCACAGGTTACACAGGGCCATATGCCCCGTCATCTAACAATGGCGGTGCTGCAATGGTTGGCGTTTACTACAACTACACAGAGGGCGAAGCACGCAACGCTGCAATGTCTGTGCCTACCGTTAGTCGAGCGCGCGACCTGATCGCATCGGTTATTGGCTGTATGCCATTACGGATGTATAACGAAATGTGGAATGGCGATGAGATGGAGAAAATGCCATTAGCGCCGCGTACATGGTTGCGCCGTATTGATCCAACCGTGCCTAACAATTTTGTTTTGTCGTGGACTTTTGATGATCTATTTTTTTATGGGCGCGCATTTTGGTACATCACATCACGCACCGCCGATGGTTTCCCAGCGTCATATACACGCCTGCCAGCCTCAATGGTGCAGACCTTAGATCAGTCTGGCCCTGTCTGGTTTGCACCGTCTAAGCAGATCATTTTTAGTGGCGGCGAATTAAACCCTGATGACGTGGTGCAGTTTCTCTCACCTATTCAGGGCATCACGTCAATGTCGCAGCAGTCAGTTGCCACTGCGCTAAAACTTGAGGCTGCACGGTTTCGCAACGCATCAAGCGCTATCCCTGCTGGCATCCTTAAGCAGACTGGTGGCGAGCCGTTAAACGCACAAGAGTTAGCAGACCTTGCGTCAGCGTTTAACGCAGCGCGCATGACTAACCAGACCGCAGCACTTAACGAGTATTTGTCGTACACAGAAACCAGCACTAGCCCAGACAAAATGCTGCTTATTGACTCTGCAGAGTTTCAGGCAATGGAAATGGCGCGCTTGTGCAACGTGCCACCATATTTGGTGGGCGTGTCGGTAGGCAGTTATTCCTACCAGTCGAGTAGTGAGAGCCGTGCCGATCTGTGGACATTTGGCGCTCGCGCTTATGCCGATTGCATAGCCGGCACACTCAGCCAAAACAATGTGCTACCTAACGGCACTTATGTCGAGTTTGATGTTGAGGGTTATTTGATGGGCGATTACAGCGAGCGTAACGAAATGGCACAACCTGAGTCTTACGATGAGGTACAGTCGCAATCATGATTAAACTTATTGCATCACAGGTCACAATTGACGCTGCAGCTGGTGAGGCTGGCCGCCGTGAAATTACAGGCATTGCCGTGCCGTATGACGTTGCCGCGACAGTTTCTGATGGCACAACTGTGATCATAAAACAGGGCGCTTTGCCAGTTGATGGTAAAGCACCACGCCTTTACATGAACCATGACGCAACTAACGCCATTGGCATTGTTACAGAGCGCGTGGACACGCCAGAGGGCATGATGTTTACGGCCAAGATCAGCAAGACTCAAAGCGGCGATGAGGCGCTCATTTTGGCCCAAGACGGCGTTTTAGATTCAGTCTCAATCGGTATAAATCCAGTCAAGTACACCACCGCAAAAGACGGCACAGTCACAGTGACTGCCGCCGACTGGATTGAGTTAAGCCTTGTGCCCGTACCAGCGTTTGCCGGTGCAATCATTACCGACATTGCAGCGAGTATCCCACAAGAAGAGCCAGAAATAAGTACTATAGAAACAGAACCTACACAGGAGACAGAACCCATGAGCGAAGCAACCATCCCAGCAGTCGAGGCAACCATCCCAACTGCATCAATTTTTGCACAAGCAAAACGCAAGTTTGTTATGCCAACCGCCGCCGAATACATGGCAGCAATGCACGCTGGCGGAGACACATTCCACAACGTCAACGCCGCCTACAAAGAGGCTGTGCGCGATCAGCAAACAGCATTGCAAGCAGCTGCAGGCGATGTGCTTACCACTGATACACCGGGTCTCTTGCCAGTGCCGGTACTTGGGCCAGTGTTCCAAGACCTTAACTTTGTAAGACCAGTTGTTAGCGCATTTGGTGCACGCGCAATGCCAAACACACCAAGCAAAACTTTTACACGGCCAACAATCACCACGCACACAAGTGCTGCAGCACAAACTGAAAACACTGCAGTAAGCGCAACCACAATGGTGATTGCAGCAAACACTGTCACAAAAACAACCGTTGCAGGTCAAGTCACGTTGACAATGCAAGACATGGACTTTACTGATCCAGCGTCAATGAACATCATCCTTAATGACCTTGCAGGCGAGTACCTGATTAAGACTGACGACATTGCAGCAGATGCACTTGTTGCAGGTAAAACTGCATCAGGCTCGACATGGACTGTGACAGCCAATGACCCATCAAGTTTGATTGAATCTTTGTATGACGCAGCACGCGAAATTACTGAGGACAGCAACTACTTCCCAACACATTTGTGTGTATCGCCTGACGTTTGGCAAAAATTGGGAAGCCAGCTTGACGGATCGAAGCGACCAGTTTTGGGTTACACCACAGACGGTGTAGTTGGTCAAAACTCAATTGGCCGCGTTGGTGGTTTGCAGTACACCGGCATGGATGTATTTGGTTTAACGCTGGTTGTTGATAACAACTTTGCAAACGGCACAATGCTTGTTGTTTACGCACCAGGCTTTGAAATCTACGAGGCTCAACAGGGCGTTTTGTCAATTGCCAACCCATCTACGTTGTCGAGAACTTTCTCCTACTATGGATATTTTTCAACGTTTGTTGCCAAGTCATCGTTTATTCAGGGCATCGTAATTGCTCCCTAGTCTGTAGCGGACTTAGACCGCTATGGCCACATACACAACAGCTAGTAAACAACTACTTTCTAACTATGCGTGCATCAGCACGCTTGAGGAAGCAGAAATTGTTGTTGGCGAAACCATCACCGTTAGTGGATTGGCTGCGCCATTCTCAGGCTCTTTTAAGGTGCTTGACTTACCGCAGTACGAGTTCACTGGCGTTGACTCAACCACAGGCGAGTTTCAATTTAACCCTGAAGTGGCTCGACCAAATCAGATCATCTACGCGTGTACTGGCAGCGCCGTTAACTATGTAGTTGATTACTCAGGCAGTGTGGTGCATACACAAAACTGCACATGGGTCACGGTTGCCGAACTGATCACCTACTTAGGCGTAACCATCACCAACCCGTCAGATGATTACACGCTTGCCACACAAGCACGCAACGCTGGCAACGATTTTTGTTATCGCCGTAGGCAAGAGTCAGGTTATTTTGACAGCCTTACAACGTCACCGGGTCACGATGTCACGCTAGGCACGCTGATGTATGCGGCAGCGCTGTGGCGTAGTCGAGGCAGCATAGAAACCGCTTATGCAGCGTTTGACACTATGGGCACGCCAACGCAACAGTCACTAACACCGATCGTTAAGCAATTGTTGGGCATCCCCCGACCAGCGGTTGCCTAATGCCCGCACCATACACCGACCTACTGAACGAGGCCATAGACGATGTAGCAGCCACGCTGACAGCCGTAAGTGGCTTGCGCGTGGTCACTGACCCAACTCGATTAGTTCCTAATTGCGTTTTCCTACTTGCGCCAAGTTTTACGACCTACGGCGGTAACGGCAACATTGTGACTATGGATTTCCCGCTTAAAGTTGTTGGGTCTGGGCCTGCAGGTCTGCCAGTGTTGCGCGAGATTTTAAGCATTGTCGCATTGGTGCTGGCATCTAAAGTCATCGTGCTATCTGGTCAACCGGCATCTATTGAAATTGGCGGCGCATCATTTCCGTGCTACGACTTGACAATAAAAGTGCAGGCACAGACCGCATGATCTACACAATTGCATCTACCAAACTTGGCATTATTGGAGACCCTTATTTGCCAGCTGACGGCATTAACGTGGCAGCGCTATTGTCTGGCGGTTTCATTGTTGAGCAATCCACACCTAAACCCAAAAAACCTGCTAAAACTAGTACAGAACCCAACGAGGAGATTTAACCCACATGGCTACCAGCACCTACCTATCTAACCCAGTAGTCACCGTTAATGCCGTTGACCTGACAGATCAGACCAGCGCGTCAACCCTGACTCGCGTGATCGAGGCGTTAGAGAGCACATCGTTTGGCAAGACCGCACGCGTCTATGTTGGCGGCCTAGAAAACAGCACGTTGACTTTGACGATGTACAACAGTTTTGCCGCCACAGAGACTTATGCAACTTTGGCTGCACTTGTAGGCACATCCACAACGGTGACAATTAAACCAACCAGCGCGGCAACCAGTCCAACAAACCCAATCTCAACTTTGACAGGCTGCTACCTAGAAACCTTGCCAATTGTGAACGCCGCATTAGGCGCGCTAGACACAATTGACATCACGTTTACTGGTGGCGTTTACTCAGTCGCAACGTCTTAAAAACAGCCGGCAACGGCCCGACACGAAAGCAGGCACATGAAAGTTAAATTAGAATTAGACCTACAAGACGGGCGCGGCAAGCGCACAATGACTACAAATATGTTTGTGGTATGTGAATGGGAAAAACTAGAAAACCGCAAAGTCTCTGACGGCAAAGGTATCGGCTACAGCGACATTGCTTGCTGGGCATATCACCTATGCAAGCTGGCTGGTGACACCGTGCCAGACAACTGGCGCGAATGGGTTAAACAGCATCCCAACATGGATTTAACTTCAGTCGATGAGACAAACCCAAACCCTACAGCGTTGGCACTTACCGAAGACAACTAGCAGAAATGCTGGTAGCAGTAGGATGGTGGCCAACGCACATCGAGTTTGACACACGCGACCTAGTTACGGTGATTAGTGTTATAGAAAAGAACAACAAGAACAGGTGAGTTTCTATGACAGTCAACACAACAATTCAGGTGGCTGGCGTAAAAGAAACTATTAACGCACTCAAAAAAATTGACCCGCAACTGCAAAAAGACTTCAGGACAAAAGCCAACGAGATTGCACGGCCAGCAATTAACGCTGCAAAAGACGTTTACACGCAAGTGCCGTTGTCTGGTATGGCATACAAGTGGTCTAGTCGAGGCCGCCAATTGTTTCCGTTTAGCGTGGCTAAAGCCAAGAACGGTGTCAAGTTGCGTATTGACACCCGGCGCAATGCTGTAGGCGTAATCCTGATTGAGCAAAAAGACCCTGCAACAGCAATCTTTGAGACTGCAGGCCGTGCTAACGCAAACCGTTTAGGCGATCAGTTAGGTTTTGTTGGCGCGGGTCGCACTCGACTAATAGGGCCAGCCGTGTATAAAGCGCGGCGAGGTGTAGAGGCTGAAATGGAAAAGATGATTTTAGATACAGCGCGCACAGTTAGACAGGCAATGTAATGCTGTCTATTCCAATTATTTCAGAGTTTGACGGCAAGGGCATTGACAAAGCCATTAAGCAATTTAAACAATTAGAAACTGTTGGTGAGAAAGCACAGTTTGCTATTAAAAAGGCTGCCATTCCTGCTGCTGCTGCGCTTGGTGCAGTCACTGCGGCTCTTGGTGCTGCGGTGGCTGCAGCTGCAGAGGATGAAGCACAAGCCGCACAGTTGGCATTGACTTTAGGCAATGTCACTGGAGCTACAGAGAAACAGGTCAAAGCGACTGAGGACATGATCAGCGCTATGTCAAGGGCTACCGGCACGGCTGACAGCGAGTTACGACCAGCGCTTGCGGTACTTGTGACTGGCACAAAAGACATTGCAACAGCAACAGAGGCATTGTCATTGGCGCAAGATATTGCTATTGGGTCTAACAAGTCACTTGCTGAGGTTTCTGATGCGCTAGCAAAAGCGTATGGTG